AGCTAAAGCTACCCCCAAAAAGAAAGCCGCCACCGAAAAAGCCGCTGCCTAAGTAATGACTTATCAACGTCCTAACGTAACAATTCTACTCGGCAACGGCCAGCTAGGCCGTGAGCTGGATAGCGAAGATGGCCTGGCGCTCCTGGTGCTGGGTGCCCCGGCCGGCTACGCGCTCACCACCAAGCTGGTGTTTAGCCTGCGGGGCGCGGAAGCGGCCGGGGCCACGGCCGCCAACGATGTAGCACTGCAAGCCCTGGTGTGGGAACACATCAAGGACTTCTACGATGAAGCTGGCGATGGTGCCCCCCTGCGGGTGTTACTGGTGTCGGATGCCACCACGTTCCAAAACCTCTTCACGCCTGGCCACGCCTCCTACGTAGCGCTGCAACGTGAGCTGAAAGAGCAAGCCGGCGCGGTGCGGCTGCTGGGCGCGGCCCTTAACCCGGCCGCTGCTGAAGTAGCTGGTGGGGCGGGCATCACGGCCGACCTGGCTGAAGCCATCCCGATGGCGCAGGCCCTGGCCACGGCAGAGTTCAACGCCTTCCGCCCGCTTGACATCCTATTGGAAGGGCGGCTGTTCACAGGCACCGCTACCAACGCCACCGACCTGCGGGGCTGCGGGGCCAAGAACGTGGCCGTGACCATCGGCCGCGACCAACTGCGCAGTGCGGCCCTGGCCACGCTGGGCATCGCGGTGGCCAGCAAGTATGCGCAGGTGGGCAAGGTGTTAGGCCGACTGGCTGCCATTCCCGTCCAGCGCAGCATCGGCCGGGTTAAGGATGGCGCGCTGGTGAGCATCACGCAGGCCAGCCTGAGCGGGGGCACCCTCGTCAGCACCCTGAGCGATGGCCCCGGTGGCGACCTGAGCTTGCTCGGGGGCAAGGGCTACATCTTCCCGCTTCGGCACCCTGGCAAGGATGGTTTCTTCTACAACGATGACCCGACGTGTACAGTGGTCACCGATGACTACGCCTTTATTAAGGATTCCCGAGTCATCAACAAGGCCGCTCGCATCGCTCGGGCCACCTACCTGGAAGAACTGCTGGATGATGTGCAGGTAGACCCCGTGACGGGCTTCCTGCCCACCATTGAGGTGGCTCGCTTCCAGAACGTGCTGCAAAACGCGGTGGAAAACCAGATGCAGGCGCAGGGCAATATCGTGAGCTGCGACGTGTACGTGAACCCGAAACAGAACGTCACGGCCACATCTAAAATCGTGGCCGTGCTGCGAATCGTGAAGGTGGCGACGGGCGCGCAGATTGAAGCCACGGTGGAATTCTACAACCCTTTCAGCTCTTAATCAATGGCTTTCAATAGCAAGGAATTCGGCTACGTTGACATCCAGATTGTCTTTGCGGGCCGGCCTATCGTGGGCTGCACCGAAATCAAGTACAAAGGCAAAGCTGACCGCCAGTTCATCTACGGCCTGGGCACGGAGCCTGTCGCTTATGCCAACGGCATAACGGAAGCGGAAGGCTCCATTACCCTGCTGCAATCGGAGTTTGAAGCGCTAGTACGCTCGCTTCCGCCTGGTAAGACCCCCACCACCCACGCGCCCTTCGACATCATCGTGGCTTACATCGATGATGAGAATGTGGCAGTGAAAGACATCGTGAAAGCCGTGCTGCTGACCGAATGGGAGAAAGGCGGGAAGAAGGGTGACCTCAATATGGAAATCACGCTGCCCTTCAAGGCGGCTAAAGTTCAGTTGAACGCGCCTTGATTGGTTCACGGGTCGGCTGCTAGCTGGCCCGTGCCTCTCGCTTTTAAATAGGTTTTAAACAGTTTTTCAATTCTCATTTCTTCCCTCTTTTACTATGGCAACCGCCAATAACAACCCCACCGCCGAACAACTAGCCGACTGGACTGAGAAATACGGCAAGCTGAAAACGGTAGAAGTCGATGGGCTTCAAATTGCCTTCAAACAGCCTTCGCGTGACCTGGTGAAGCAAGCCACTGATGCGATGATTCGGGCCAAAGGTTCGGTGTCGAAATACAACGACATCATCCTGAAGAACTGCCAACTGAGCCACATCGAAGAAACGAAGGCCGACGATGAAATCTACTTCGCGCTGTGCCAGGTAGTGGACAGCATCGTGAGTGGTAAGGTCGCCACGCTAAAAAACGAATAGAGGCGGCCACCATCACCGACGAAACGAGCTGGCTGCGGCTGGTGGATGCGCAACTGCGCTACTACAACCGGCAGTCACAATCAGAGGTGGACGCCTTGAGCGATGACCAGTGGGCTGAGCAGTATGCCGACCTGATTTGGATTCGCAAGAAAGAAGCTGAAAAAGAGGGCGGGGGCTAGGCCGCCGCCCTCTTTTTCTTTTACCCCCAAGCCCATACAAATGCGCAATTATCAGTGGGTTATTAAGGCAGGTAGAAGGCAACTAAAAAGGGCCTCCCGTAATGGGAGGCCCTTTTTAGTTGCTAAGGCCGTTGGTTTTGCACCATTCCTTTTTGAAGTGGGTGTACTTCACACCTAGCGCTTCCTCGACCTCTGATTGATATAGTACTTGTATATCAATGCCTTGTTGTCGCAAAGCTTCTATTTTAAGCTGTTGCCCCAAGTTCATTACGCCCTTGATTTCGTAGAATCTATTTTCAATTGCTACAAAAAAGTCGGGTGTGTATCGACTACCGTTTCTTAGCTTGAAGCATTTGGGCTCGTATTCAAATGATATGCCCTTCTGTTGTAAAGCCTGTGCAAACATTACTTCAAAGCCCGAGCGCATTCGCTTACCGTTGAATTGCCAGCCAAAACGAACCGTCCTTTTGGTGCTGTTATTCAATCCTACGACACTACCCGTAACACTAGCCGCCTCCCTTTGAGCGCAACCGCAAGAAGTAGTATTACCTGATTTTATGAAAGGGTATCGGGCGCTAGTTGTATTACCGCATTGGCATTGGCAGAGCATCCAATAGTTGCGGCCTCTTTTCTCTATTCCTGTTATAGTTAGCCTATTATGCGTTTCGCCGATTCTTGACTTCGCATCTCCGTCTTTCTTTGGGTGCTTGATACTCTTGGCCGACTTGCTAACAATTTCCTTGTGAAAGCAGCCGCAGGAAGTAGTTGTGCCGCTTTTGAGGCACCTATACCAAACTTCCTTTTGCTTACCGCACTTGCATTTGCAAACCATTTTGTAGCGACCCTCTTCAAGTCGCGTTGTGCCTGTAATGGTCAGGCGGCCGTGAGTTTCCCCAATTTTGGAGTTGGCTCGCTGATTGGTTTTAGTTATCATTCTCTTGCTTGCTAAGATGTTCAGCAGTTGGCGTAAGAGCTAGCAGCAGCTCAAAAAGACTGACTGCATACTTTGGTTCTAGGCCACCCGGTGCGTCTGCCATTTCAGCTAGCAGGGCAACCAGCACCCTCAGTAGCTCGGCGTGGGTAGCGGCGGGGCCATCCCCACCGCTCAGGCGCACCCACAGCGCCCCGTCCCGATATTCGTAGCCCGACTGCGTCATAACTAGAGGCGGGCTAGGTCTGCGAAGCTCAAGCCGGTTTCGCTGATATACCACTCTTCTAAGTGGTGGTCAGCTAGTGCCGCCATATGGTCGGCCGCTCGGCCTGTATAGCCAACTACGGGCTTACTGGCGGGCTTTTTTACAGAGGCTAGACTGGCTACGACTGCGGCGGGTTTTACTTGCGCTACCACAGCCGCAGGCAGTAAGTGGATAGCCGTGGCGTAGGTAGTATGAACTGGCTCGGCAACTAGTGTGGCAACGGCCGGGTGGGCGGCGGCTTCTTCCCGGCGAGCGGCTTCGCGGCGCACGTTCCGCAGCCACGTAGCCAGGCGCTGGGCATCTTCGCACTCATGGACGTTGTGGTTGGCCCGGAGCTGCTCAGCAGCCGTGAAGAGGGCATTGTCGCAGACTACGGCCAAGATGTTGCGGCGGTAAGTGCTGAAGTGAAGGGTTGGGCCTTGTGATTTGGCAAGACCATTCGCCGCGATGGGGGAACTGGTTGTTGACATTGGTTTGCGCTATGAAGAATATCTTTGTCAAATGACAAGCCAAAGATACAAAATTATTTTCAAATCGCAAGCATGTCTTTTCACTTCGCACTATGGAAAACACTACAATTAATAACCGCCTAGCTCAAGTTATTAAGGAATTAAGCCTTAACAACAACTCTTTTGCCAGTGCAATAGGCATTCACGGTTCTACAATTGGCAACATAACTGGCGGCAGGTTGGGTAAGCCATCTTTTGAGATACTTGAAAAGATTGCTGCTGCTTTTCCTTTGGTGGATATGAACTGGATGGTAAGTGGTGAAGGCTCTCCTTTCAAGATTGTAGCCGACGCTGGTATATTGGACACCGACTGCTGGGAGCTTTTGAAGCGAGCGCAGCAGCGGGAGCAACAATTGCAGGCCGACTACGAGGCACTATTAATTAAGTTTCAAGCTTTAAAACAGGGTTAACAACCCCTTACTATATGCTTAAGACAGCGGCCACATATGCTACACTTCTAGGTGTAGTCTCTATTATTTATTATGTCGCATTCTGGTGGAGTTTTGATATTAATGTCATTCCATTTTTTAAGATAGAAGACCTATTATTAGGCATTATATTTCCGTTAAGATATAGTGGCCTATATTCTATCTCTTCATTAATATTAATTGCCATATTTTCGGTAATTATCCCTTCTGATATAGTTACTTCAACTCCTGAAGGCAGAAAGTTTAACTCCTTGAATTCGGAGATAGAAAACCTACTTAGAGATAAGAGTAAAATTTCAAACAATTTAGCTCTTATAGATGAGAAAATGGAGGAATTTAATGCTGCATATAAAGTGCGTAGAAAGCAACTGAAGAAAAGAATAAGATTGGCCCTCTTAGGTCTTTATGTAGTTGCCTTAGTTGCATTAGTATTCTTTATTAATGAGCCATATAATAAATCTTTGAACGCTATACTTACTCTTACTTTAACTGCGCCAATTGGATTTTCTATTGCGCAAAGCAGCGATTTGCCCGAAAATTTATTGGATATATCAGATAAAAATAAAGCCTGGATTTCAAGTGTCGATTTATTTTTAATTATGCTACTTGTTTTTCTTCCTATTAGCGCAATAACTACCGGATATAGTGAGGCACAGGCTATAATAATGGCGAAACGATTTAAATATATATTAGCTAAGGATATGCCTTCATCCGCCGCTATAGGAAGCAATAGGTATGTAACATATTTAGGTGTTATTAACGAAAAATTTGTTTTGTCCGATAGCCTCAATACAGAAACAATTATTATAGATAAGGAAGAACTTCCAGTGCTAAAAATTCACTCATTCGACTATAATGAAAAGAATTCAATTGAATTATTTAGAAAATTGGCAAATGCGCCTGCAAAGTCAAAATCTCTTTCGCAAGATTCGGCTTCTTCGAAAGGAAACAAAATACAAAATAGCAAGCAAGGCAATTTCAAGTAATTATGACATCCTGTTTAATAATTCTTAGGATGTAAGGCGGAATAATAGTAGTAATCACTAGTCGAACAGCTCAATGGAAGAAGAAGAATACTCTCAAAAAATACCTTGGTCAGATACAAGCCTAGCCAAAAGCATAGGCTGGGTATTTGCCATTGTTGGCGTGCTAGCTACAGTGGCCGGCGTGGTATTCGCTATCTACCTTTCTTTGAAAGAGCCCACTTCGATTCTAAGTGCGACTTATCAAGAATCCCATTTTGTCATACCCGACAAATTGTTCAGCGTAGGGCGTATTGATTCAGTGATAGCTGAAAGAGATATTAGAATAAAGCAGCTATATCGCGCACTAAAATCGCATATAAGTCCTCGTGAAGTCTTGTTACTACCTGACTCATTGCAGCCTTACGGCTTACGAAATGCTTATTACGGCAGTGGCCCTGTTAGTCGATTCGCTATAGGTCATAACTATTTCTACGTACTGACAGTTAAAAATGAAGGTGAAAAGACGATTGAAAAACTTCATCTTATTCATGGCGTTGATGCCGATTATGAATTCAAGGATAGTGAAGGCGTTCTTAAGCAAGGCCATTCAGCAGGAAATCTTCCTTTGGGTGATTTAGCTGCTACAGAATCGCGCGAAATTTATCTTTGGACGCTATCTAGACCTATACTGCTCGGCACAGGATTAACTGTAGCTTATAGCACTGGCAAAGTGGAGGCCAAATTCGTTTCAGTAACTGGCATTCCAATGATAGAGGCCAAGCAGTCGGGCTCACAGCTGCCCACTTTTATTTCTTATCTTGCCTTGAGTATTTCTGCTTTTTTATTATTGCAACTTATTAGAAATATATTTGCTAAACGTAATTGACTTCAGTATAGCCCAAGAATAAAAAAAGCCGCCTTGTTTAGGCGGCTTTTTTTATTCTTGGGCTATTTGCATAAGCTGCGGTCTACATAGACCTTATTTCCACTAGAGTTATAGTAATAGCAGCCTCCGCGTGGCCCTAATTGGTACTTGCTGCTAGCGCCTGCCTTTTTATTAGTGCGCGTGCTTCTGCCCGAGCCATATACAGACAAGCTATTGTTACCCGATACTACTGTTGCAGTAGGCCAAAGTGGGTCGCCAGGCATAAAAGTGACTTCAGGGCCATCTGTTTCTGCTTTTACGCTGTCGCGTGAAGCGACCAATAATGTTTTGTCTACCCAGCCATGCCACATTTTTACTTCTTGCGCATACGGGTTGGGGCAGTAGCTAACTTCTGCCCATTTACTCGTTACGGCTGCATTCTTGGCGTATTTAGAAGATAAAGGCGGGTCATAAACCGTTACTGGCGCTGGTGCATGAAGCTTTACTACGACTTTGGCTGTGTTTGTGGGATTCTCTCTAATGTTAGCTGTGCTAGCGTTGATGTACATTTTGCCTGACTCTTGAGCCTTGGCTAGTGTAGTGAGAAGTAGCATCACAAATAAGAGGCTACGGCTTATGTTGAATGGGCTTATGGCTGTCATGATGTAAAAGTACTTTTTGTATCTCATCTAGCCCTAAGTGGTGCGTTCTAGCGCGTAAATAGGCCGCTATTGTCCGTTTTTCTATCTATAATGCCCTTCAAGAGCATAAAAGGCGGGCTATAAATTACTTAACTTTTAGTCTGCTTTTTATGGTGCGTACTATTTTGTACGCACTGTAAAACAACGACTTGCGCCAGCTATTCAGTTCTGATTTGCTTTGTTAAAAATGGGCAAAAACAGGCTGAATGAATGAGAAATTACCAGTGGGTTATTAGTATTCTTGACAAGGCCAGCGGCCCCATGAAGACTATTCTTCAGAGTGGGGAAAAGATGGCCGGGATGTACGACAAGGTCAAGGGCGCAGCCAAGGGCGCAATGCTTGGTCTGGCCTTGGCTAATCAAGCATCTCAGGGCATTCAGACAGTGGCTAATACTTTGAATGGTGCTGTAGAGCCAGGAATAAGGTACGAGCAGACGCTAGCGGAAGTATCGGCCATTACCGGCGTGGCCGGGGCCGGACTTGATAAGATGGGCGATAGTGCCCGTGCCGCCGCTAACGTCTTCGGCGGGTCAGTAGTGCCACAATTGAATGCGGCGAAGGGTATCCTTTCTGAGTTAGGGCCGCAGATGGCAGCCGACCAAGCTGCGATGGACAGCGCCACGGCCAGCGTCAACATCCTGTCGAAAAGCATGGGTGGCGACACAGTAGGTGCAATGAAGGCCCTCACTACGGGCGTGCAGCAGTTTGGGGTGGACACGAGCAATACGCAGCTAGTGGCCAAGGCCATGAGCTACGAAATGAATGTGATGGCGGCGGCGGCCAACGCGGGCGCAGCTGAGGTGCCACAGATTGCGGATGCTCTGCGGCTGTCAGGTATTGCAGCGGCTGGAGCCAAAGTCAGTTTTGTAGAGACTAACGCAGCCATACAAGTACTAGCGCAGGGCGGGCTGAAAGGTGCGGAAGCGGGCACGGCCCTGCGGAACGTGCTAGCCAAGCTCGGGGAAGGCCGCTTCATGCCGAAGGATATTCAAAAAGAGCTAAAGGCAGCAGGGGTGGATATTAATGTAATGGCTGATAAAAGCCGAACATTAGGTCAGCGTCTTGCGGAAGTAAAAAAGATTCAAGGCGACTCGGCTCTGGTGTCCAAACTATTTGGTCTAGAAAATCAGAACGCGGCTAATATCCTAATGCGGGGTACTGATGCACTGGCTGGTTATGAGAAATCAATTTCCGGCACCAATGCGGCTACAGACGCAGCTAATACTATAATGAACACTCACGCTAGCCGGATGGATAAAGCGAAGGCATTGTGGGAAAACCTAGGCATTTCAATTTTTCAAGCTACTGAGCCTTATCTGCCGTTCATTCAAAATTCTGCTGAGGCAGCCGTAAAGGTTACGCAGTTGGCCCCTTTAGCAGTCTGGCTTGGAAATGCCTTAAAGTGGATTGCAGTAGGCTCTAAAGATGGGCAAAAAGGGCTTTTGGGAATGGGTTGGGAAGCAATGAAAACGGGTGGTAAATTCCTATGGGCTGGCATTACGGGATTGGGCACATTTATCCTAAGTATGATTTCAGCCACGGCGGCGCAGCTCGGCCTAAATGTGGCCATGAGCGCAAACCCGATTGGAGCAATCGTGCTGGGCTTATTAGCTGTTGGAACTGCGGTTTATCTTATTATCAAGCACTGGGACACGGTAAAGGTCTGGCTCTTGAAAGTTGGCTCGTTCTTTCTTAAGATGAACCCGTTTTATTTGCTGGTTCAGAGCATTTTCAAGCTCTTCCCTGGTGTTGAAGCTTGGTTCCGCGCCTTGTGGGGGAAGATTACAGACTTTGTAAAAAGCCTAGTCGGCACCTTCAAATCTATCTGGGATAAGATAGCGCCCTATCTAGGCTTAGGCGAAATGGGAAGCATTTCCATTGATGCTAATATCCTAAGGCCAGGGTCTAATGAAGACCCCTTTGCTAATGGAAAGATGCCGGATGGCTTGGGCTTTAAAGGAAACCAAGGCATCAAGTCGAAGATAGATGGCGTGGCCGGCGGGGGCAGCAAGCCCACCACCATCAACATCCACATCGCCAAGTTTCAGGACTCCATCAACATCCACACTACCACGCTGAAGGAAGGCACGAACGATGTGGTGGCCATGCTGGAAGAAGCACTGACCCGAGTGGTAAACGGCGTAAGCCAATCAGCGGGGAACTTATGATTTGTAAGGTTATACTCTTCGCGTGGTGCTGGCTATTCGGCACCACGCAGGCTAGCGGCCCCATGAAGACGATTCTTCAGAGCGGGGAAAAGATGGCTGGGATGTACGACAAGGTGAAGGGCGCGGCCAAAGCTGCGGCCGTGGGCTTGGCAGTGGCCAACCAGGCGGCGCAAGGCATCCAGACCGCCGCTAACACCTTGAACACCGCCATAGAGCCGGGCATCCGATACGAACAGACGTTGGCGGAAGTGTCGGCCATTACCGGCGTGGCCGGGGCCGGCCTCGACAAAATGGGCGACAGTGCCCGCGCCGCTGCCAACGTCTTCGGCGGGTCGGTGGTGCCGCAGCTCGAAGCGGCCAAAGGCATCCTGGGTGAACTCGGGCCGCAGATGGCAGCCGACCAAGCTGCGATGGACAGCGCCACGGCCAGCGTCAACATCCTAGCGAAAAGCATGGGTGGTGACGCTGTTGGCGCGATGAAGGCCCTCACCACGGGCGTGCAGCAGTACGGCGTAGACCTGAAGAATACGCAGCTTGTGGCCAAGGCCATGACCTACGAAATGAACGTTATGGCAGCGGCGGCCAACTCGGGCGCGGCCGAAGTGCCCGACATCGCGGCGGCCCTGCGGGTGTCGGGGGTGGCGGCGGCCAATGCAAAAGTGAGCTTCATCGACGCCAACGCGGCCATCCAGGTGCTGGCGCAGGGTGGCCTGAAAGGTGCGGAAGCGGGCACGGCCCTGCGGAACGTGCTGGCCAAACTTGGCGAAGGCCGGTTTCTGCCGAAGGATATTCGGATGGAACTGAAGGCGGCCGGGGTGGACATCAACACGCTGGCCAATAAAAGCCTGAGCCTGGGGCAGCGCCTCAACGAGCTGAAGAAGGTGCAAGGCGATTCGGCCCTGGTGTCGAAGTTGTTTGGCACCGAAAACCAGAACGCGGCCAACATCCTGCTGCGGGGCACGGGGGCGCTGGCGGAATACGCCACCACCATCACGGGCACCAACGCGGCCACCAACGCGGCCAACATCGTCATGGACACCACGGCGGGCCGGATGGAGCGGATGAAGGCGCTGTGGGAGAACCTGGGCATTTCGGTTTTTGAGTCGATAAAGCCCTACGTGCCCTTCATCCAGACCACGGCGCAGGTGGCCGTGATGACTTCGCAGATGATTCCGCTGCTGACGTTGCTCAGCTCGGGCTTCGGCGTTGCAGCCGGGGCCACCTGGAAGTTTGTGCTGAGCCAAGGCGCTTCGGCCCTGTCGCTGGTGAAGAACATCGGCATCATGGTAAGCACGGGCGTGCTGGGCATCCTCAGCTTCTCGGGCAGCATCATCGGGGCCACGGCGGCGCAGTGGGCGCTGAACGTGGCCATGTCGGCTAATCCCATCGGGCTGGTTATCGCGGGCCTGGCACTGGTGGCCGGCGCGGTGTATCTCATCATCCGGTATTGGGATGTGCTGAAGGTGTGGCTGCTGAACCTAGGGACTTTCTTCATCAAGATGAACCCGTTCTACCTGATGGTGCAGGGCATCTTCAAACTCTTTCCTGGCATTGAAGCCTGGTTCCGCGCCCTGTGGGACAAAATCACGGGCTTCGTGCAAGGCATTGTGGGCAAGTTCAAAGGGCTGTGGGAGAAGATTGCCCCGTTCCTTGGGCTGGGCAAAATGGGCGAAGTGGCCATTGATTCTAAGCTCATTGTAGCCGGAAAAAATGAAGACCCCTTCGCCAAGGGCAACCCCAACGCGATGGGCCTGGCTTCCAACAAGTCCATCAAAAGCAAGGTGGATGGCGTGGCCAGCGGGGGCAGCAAGCCCACCACCATCAACATCAGCATCGCCAAGTTTCAGGACTCCATCAACATCCACACTACCACGCTGAAGGAAGGCACGAACGATGTGGTGGCCATGCTGGAAGAAGCCCTGACCCGAGTAGTGAACGGCGTAAGCCAAAGCGTAGGAAACGGATAATGAGCGACGCACCAACCAATCTCAAGCCGGGCGGGCAAACGTTCGACTTGAATGATGCCAAAGCGGCTGCCAGTGGGCTAGTCATGCGGCTGCCCTTCCCCGATGCCAAGAAGTCGGAGACACTTAACCAGGCTGAGCTATTCAAGCTGCCCACGTCTTCGGTGCTGGGCACGCCTCGCTACTTCGCCATTAACATCGGCGGGGTAGAGCTGCCCAACGAACCCATGATTCGGGTGAGCGGGGCCAAGAACATCGTGGTGACCGACATAGCCGGCGGCGATGATGCCGTGGTGGAAATGATAGGCCGCCAGCGCTGGAAAATCCAGATTCAGGGCTGGGCTATCCGCGAAGGTGCTACCCGAGACCGGCCGGCCGGGGGCCTAGTGCCCGATGATTTCCCTGAAGAGTGGCTGCGCAAGCTGGTGACGCTTTACAACCGAAACGAAGCGCTCGACTGCCAGTGCCAGCTACTCACCTACTTCAACATCAGCCGGCTGGTGATTGAGGACATCGACTTTCCGCCCATGACGGGCGCGGGCGGAAAGTTCGCCTACCAAATCAACGCCAGCAGCGACCGCAGTGCCCTGGCCAAACTCAAACAGCTACGCCGCAAATGAGCTTGCTCCTTACTTGTCAGGTTCAAATCGGGGATTTGGAGTTTACTCAAATCTCGGATTTTGAAATGGAATCAACCTGGAAGAATCTGGGTGATACGGCTACCCTGCGCATGTATGGCTTCGTGCAGGTGCTGGCACCCGATGGCAGCACGGGCGCGGTGCAGAAGGTGGAAGACTTGGTGAAGGTGGGCGATGCCGTGGAAGTGAAGCTAGGCTACGATGGGGAGCTACGCACCGAATTCAAAGGCTACGTGGCCGAAATCAAGCTGAAAGTACCGTTTGAAGTGCGGCTGGAAGATGAGTTTTTTCACCTGAAGCGCACCCCTGTCAACCGGGCCTGGAAGAACACCAGCCTGCGGGCGCTGCTCACTGAGCTGGTGCCAGGCGTGAAGCTGAGTAGTACAATACCCACCATCCACATCGACAGCTTCCGAGCCGACCGCACCACCGTGGCCGGGGTTATCGCCAAGCTGAAGGAAAACTACCTGCTGTGTGCCTACTTCCGTGATGGGCAGCTCTTCGTAGGGCTGCCCTACACTGAGTTTGCCAGCGCCACCGAACTGGCTGGCGTTACGGCCTACTACCACTTCCAGCAGAATGTAGTAAGCGATGACCTGAGCTATCGGCGCAAGGATGATGTACGCATCAAAGTCAAGGTGGTGGCCATGCACCGCGATGGCAAGAAAACGGTAGTGACGGGTGTGGGCGACGTGGACGGGGAAGAGCGCACCATCACGTTCCGCACCGAAACCACTGACAAGGTGGAGCTAACGCGGATGGCTCAGGCTGAGCTGGCCAAGTACAAGTACGAAGGCTACCGGGGCAGCCTGGTAGGTTTCGGGGTGCCGTTTGCGGTGCATAGCGGGGTAGCCGACTTGCACGATGACCTACACCCACAGCGTGACGGGCGCTATCTGATTAATGGTGTGAAAGTGTCGTTTGGCCCGAGCGGCTACCGGCGCACCAACGAACTAGGCCCCCGAGCAAACTCATGAGTGATGTAGTGAAGGGGCTGCTGAAGCAGATAGTAGGTGGGCCTGCTCAGGTGGTGACTGGCACCGTGACCGAAGTGGACAAGGATGCCCTGACCTGTGACGTGGCCCGCGATGATGAGGGGGCCGACCATGTGCAGGTACGCCTGCGCTCAGTGGTGGACGGTGGCAAAGATGGTTTTGTCCTGATTCCGAAGGTGGGCAGCAATGTGACGCTGCTGCTACTGGATAAAGATACCAGCCTGGTCATTCAGTACAGCGCCGTGGAGGTGTACAGCATCCGCACCGAAACCGAAAGCCTGAAAGGCATCCTAAGCGACTGGCTGGATGCTATCGGGCAAATGGTTTTTACGACCAACCAAGGGCCAACCATCAAGCTGGTGAATGCGCCCGATTTCGTGAAGCTTAAACAGCGTTTAAACGGCCTTTTGGCAGATTAATGGCACTTGATAAACCCGCCCTCAAAAAGTCTTTAAACGACTTGTACGATGACCAAGCCAAACGCGAAAAAGACCCAGCCAAGGCGCGGGCCGACTTCGTGGATGGCTTGGCCGACGCCATTGAAGCCTACGTGAAAAGCGGCAGCCTATCGGGTAACGTCAGCACCACGGGCACCGCCGCCGCTCAGCAAGGCACCATCACTTCCGGCCGCATCCTATGAAAGTATTCGACCTGCTTTTGACTGATGGCTTAGACCTGGCTATTCAGAACGGTGATTTTCTGATTGGGGAAAGCACTGAGCAACACCAGCGGCTACTGCTGGAAAGTGAGCAAGGCGAGTGGCGAGAAAACCCAGCCGTGGGCGTGGGCCTGCGCTCGGCACTGCTGGATGATGCCCCGGCTGTAGCTGTGCTGGCCACGATTCAAGACCAACTGGATGCCGATGGCCAAGACATCGCTGAGCTGACTTTCTCCACCGATGGCAAGCTGTTTTTGCTAGCCTCTTACCGCTCGACTAATGGCACAATCTAAAGTGAGCGAAGGCCAGTCGCTGCTAGACGTGGCCATTCAGGAATACGGCACCGTGGAAGCACTCTTCGACTTAGCTGATGCCAACGGCATCGCTATCACCGATGTGATAGCCCCCGGCCGGGTGCTGGTGGTGCCCAGCTCGGCGGCGGCCGTGCCCGCGCTGGCCGACTACTTCCGCGCTCGCCAACGCCGCATCAACACGGGTGCGCCTGTCCCCCCGCTGATTCTGCTGCGCCGCGATTTCAAGGCTAGTGATTTTAACCTCATTGATTTTCTATAACTTATGATACCTGCAATCGACGTTGACGAATTGACCGCCAGCATGGAAGAGCTGCTGGCCTCGGGTCGGGAAATACCCGCCGTGGACTTGCGAATCTTCCAGGCTAAAATGATAGCTGGCCTGGCTACCCTGAACGCCCGCGCTCGGGGTAACCGCATTTTCTACGTGGACGGCCTGCCGGATGACGGGATGGGCCTGGAAGGTGACCTGGCAGTGAATAAGCTGTCGGGTGACTTTTTTGAGTTTAAGGCGGGCACATTCGGGTTCCTATTCAACGTAGTGCCCCGCGCCGTGGCCGGGGACTACGGGGCAGCTTTCAAAGACCAGGACAACGGCACTACCACTTGGTTGCTCAGCCCGGCGCTGGCCAGGAAGCCCGCGCAGCTTCGCCTAGTGCGCCTAGCCGTGCCGGTGTCGGTGCCCGAGCCGGTGGCCGTGGCCGACACGCCCGCCGTGCCCGCGCCGGGGCCAACCTTCGCGCCGGCCACGCGGGCCGTGAAGCCCACCGCCCCCAAGATTGCCAAGCACACGCGCCGGGCTGGCGCGGGTGAAGCGGTGCTGCTGAGCGTGACCGACACGCCCGAAGAAGTGGAAGCACTGGTGTACTCGGACGGGAAGCTTTACCGCGCCGCTGGCCGGGCGCGCGACAACGCGGCGGTCTTTCAACTGCCTGCCGACCTGCCGCCCACGCCCGCGCTGTTTTGGCTGAAAAGTGACGGGGGGGAATCCGCGCCGTTTTTGCTGAACCAGACACAAGTAGACTGGGTAGAGCGCCACATTACGCCCGGCTTGGTGTGCCACATCTACGGGGCGGCGCTGGAAGGCTGCGCGATTTATATGCAGTCGCAGGCCGGTGGCGACGTGGTGGAGTGCGAAGTACTGACCAATGACGGGTTTGAGGTGGCCTACACTACGCCCGACCTGGCGGCCGGGCCGGTGTGGCTATGGGCGCACAACAAGAAGGGCGGCGCGCTGGGGTGGAGCGAGCGCCACGCGGCCGATATGCAGGACAACGCCACCCACTTGCTAACGCGGGCGTGGAACGGCCCCGGCCAGGCCACGGTGACGCTGGCAGTGGATGGCACCAACAACGGCCAGCTCATGCGCAACGGCCTCAACACGGCCAACAGCGGCGCGAGCTACGGCCAAGCCACGGTGAACGCGGGCAGCTTTGCCGTGGAGCGCAGCATCTTTTGCCCTGGTGGCAAAAGTCGGATAGTAGGCGCGAAGGATGGCCAGGGCAACCCCGCCACCACGCTCTACCCCGCCGCCAACTTTGTGAGTGAGGGCTTCGGCCTGTTCGGCAGCCCGTTCGCGCAGCAAGATTTCGTGGTGGAAAATATCCGCTTTATCAACCCCAACCGGGTGGACATCGGCGGCGATTTCTTGGTGGCGTTCAAGCAGTTCAAAGGGGTCAACTTCGTCAACTGCATCATTGAAAACCACGATGGCGGCACTATCCGCTTCGGGGCCAATCCCGATGACGGGGTTAGCGGTGAGCAGGTGTACATGACCAACGTGCGCCACACGGGCAGCGGTGCTTCGATGCTCGAAACGAACTACCTGTATGTGCGCGGTGGGGGCTACAAGGCCACGATGAACGCGGATAGCATGTACAACAACACGGGCGCGAACTACTACGCTTTCGCCAACCTGACCGTGGGCGACCTCGACCCCGACAGCGACCAGCTTTCGGAAGTGGGCGTGGGCCGGGTGCTGAAGGCGGGCCTCAACAGCGGCTCCATGCAGTGCGGCTATCTCGGCCACTGCGTAGGGCTGGGCATTGGCCCGCTGCCGAACGTGCCCGACCCTAATCAGGCGGAGGGCCACATGATTGAAGGGGCGTTCCTCACTTACCAGGACTTCCCGATTTCGCAAGGGCCGCGCACGCTGACTTTTGCGAACGCCATTCCGGTGAACGAAAACACGCTCTCGACGCTGAAGACGGATGGGGTAGTACCCGGCCGCCACTTCGTGCAAATTCAGAGCGGCCCCGGCCGGGGGCTGTGCTTCGCGCTGGTGGCCTGCGATGGCCACACGATGACGCTAGACCGTGACATTCCGGTGACACTGACCAATGAAAGCCGCGTGGCGGTGGGCTTATTCCACCAGAAAATCACGATGGTGTTCAACAAGTTCACGGGCCGCAAGGGCATCACGACGGGCGGCTTTACTGCTCAGACCGGGGCACAGGTGTACGGGGGCGGCGTGGACTGGACTATTGAAAACAATGACTTCCAGGAGCTGTACAACGGGGTAGTGATTAGCGGCACGCATGAGAAAACGGCCAGCGTGGCGGCTTCCATGTTCATCACGGTGCGCCGCAATAAAATCATGAAATGCGGCCGGGCCTACCTGCTGTTCGTGGTGCCGAATGAGCCAACCAACTGGTCATTCAGCACCACGGCCGTGTTCGCGGTGAACCTGAGCCAAAACGTGGTTAGCGGCTCGGTACGTGGTGACCTGGGCTTTGAAGCGCCCCGTAATGCGCGGGAAATGGGCCTGTGCCCGAAGCCACCGCTCGACTACCTAGTGAGTGACCAGCCCTTTGCGGGCGAAATCCTCAACTACTATCGCGCCGCTGAGATAGGGCAAAGCCCGAAGCCGCTGCTGGCGGGCACCGTCAGCAACCAGGAGGTTTTGGGTGAGGCGGCCGAAGGCTTGGTGCCCGGCCCGGTGACGGGGGTGCCACTGCCGCTGCCCAGCGGGGCCGCGCTCGACGGGAATTATATTTCCTACGTGGCGGACTTCCCCCACGTCCTGGCTTACGTGGCGGCCAGCACTGAGCTGGTGCCGCTGGCCCGCACGGCAGTGGCCAGCGATGGCGGTGGCGTGCCCCTGCCTAGCGGCTACTCTGATGACGAGATTGATGCGCTGTTATTGGCCAAAGCCAACCTGGTGGACGGGCTGTTGCCGGTGGACGAGCTGCCCGAGTTGGTGAACCCACTGGCGTATAATTTCATGGTGAACAACCGCAGCCGCTGGGTAGGGTATGACTCGCTGGCTGCGGCGGCGGCGGCCAACCCGTTCCGCTCCATCGTAGCCAACTGCGCGCAGTACCTGCAAGATGAAAACCTCACCCTGACGGGCGACCTCATCGGCCGGGGCCGGTTTCAACTGTTGCTTGATGAAAACGTGGTGCTTAGACTCGGTGTAGCAGCGGTAGTGCAGAATGCTAATATTTTGGGTGTTGGCGATGATTCCGCTTATATCCAACTCACCACTACCCAAGGTAGCAACGTGGTGCCGCAGCCTTCGCAGGCGCTCCAGCTCATCGACAGCCGCATCAGCTCGCCGATAGCTCTCAGCGTGCCCGCCCACGGCATTACCTGCCGGGGCACTAGCACGGTTACGATTCGGGATAACAGCGCAGCCGGCATCGTTTACCTGTTCGACCAAAGTTTCGCAGGTATCCCGACCAACGGGCCGAAGGTGGTTGATGGCCGGCCCGGCGTGCCCGCGCAGGACGTGGTGATGATGGTAGGCACCAAGCGGGTACGTGCTCAAATCGTGGGCACTACCAACAATTACTCGTGGGCTTATACTGAGCTAGCATAATGAGTTACAGCAACACCCTTCCGACCACGCAGGACATTGAAGCGGCCAAAGAAGAGCTGCTGCGGACGGTGAACGTGCCGCATCTACTCGACTGCTACAACGAAATGCGGATGGACTTAGACACCGCCCACCAGGCCATTCTTGACCTGGTGGCGCGGCTGGCTACGCAGGCGGGCCTGATAGCTCAGCTCACGCAGTTGGTACATCTGCTGGTTGGTGGCGAAACGGTAGCCGCCAGCGTAACGCAGTTGCTGACTATGATGCAGGCCAACATCGCCAGCGATAAAACCACCGCCGCCGATTTGCTGGCTGAAATTGGTGCTGTGCGGGTGCTGGCTATGGGCACCGCCACCAGCGTGCAGTTGGCGCGGACTGTAGCCGACAACGCCCTGCTGGCCACGCAGACCCAGGCTAGCACGCTGACTGACCAGGGCTTGAAAATAGCCGCCGCTACCCTGCTGGCTCAAAATGCGCTGCCGCTGGCCGGGGGTACGCTGATGGGGCCGCTGAACGTGATGGCACCCACGGCCGCAGCCAACCCCGCGCAGCTTGCCAGTATGCCGCTCTCGATGACGTTCAGCCAGGCGCTGCCGCTGGTGGCGCTCGGCAACTTGACCAGCTTCACCGTGACGGTGGCCGGGGCCAAGCCTGGCAACTCGGCGCTGGTCAATCAGCCCGCCAACTTCACCATGTCGGGCACGCTGGCCACCGCCGTGGTCACGGCTGCCGATAAGGTCACGGTGACGCTGAAAGCTGGTGTGGCCATCGCCGCAGGCAGCCAAACTTTTACCCTGCTAGTTTTTCGCTAATCTCATGGCCCGTTCTATCGCAACTATTCAGGCGGCCATCGCTGCCGACCGCGCCGCCCGCCCTGAGCTGGCGGGGCTCACGTCACCTTCGGCCACGGCCATCTACAAGCTCATGGAGTACGTGATGGCCGTGGCCCTGTGGGTACACGAAACCTTATGGGACAGATTTAAAGCCGATGTAGATGCCACCATCGCGGCGGCCCCGGCTGGTACGCCTAGCTGGTACGCCGCCCGCGCCCTGGAATTTCAGCTCGGCGATACGCTCAGCATCCTGCCTTCAGGTAAGCCAGGCTACGCGGCGGGCACCACGGGCGCGAAAATCGTAACGCGGGCCACGGCCAAGGAAAACGACCTGACGGGCAAGCTCTTCATCAAGGTGGCGAAGGCTGGTGCAACGGGGGGCACGCTGGCGGCGCTGGCCGCGCCTGAGCTGGTGCAGGTGCAGGGCTACTTTGCCCGGCTGCGCTTCGCGGGCACCCGCCTGGAAATAGTGAGCCGCGATGCTGACCGCTTGCAGCTCACGGCCACCATCTACTACGACCCGCTGCTAAACGTGCCCACCTTCCGCACGGCCGTGGTGGCGGCCGTGCAGGGCTACTTGGCTAATCTGGACTTCGCGGGCCTGGTGTACATGGCCAAGATTGAAGACGCCATTCAGGCCGTGCCCGGCGTGGCCGACGTGCAGTTGGTGCGGGTGGCCGCCCGCACGGGCACGGCCGCGCCTACGCTCATCACGCGGGTGTACGAAACGGCGGCCGGCTACATCGTGGCCGAAGACACGGCGGGCCTGACGCTGGCCGATACGCTCACCTTCTTACCGCAGCCGTAATGCCTGGCCCCTCCACCAACATCCGGTATCGGGTTCACTTCGACTACCTGGTTGAACTACTGCTACCCTCGCTGCTGCGGCGGCCCCGTCTGCGGGCCTGGCTGCTCTCGCTCCTGGCACCGCTACGCCAGCTCTATCTGACCTTCCTGCTCTACGCGGAGGCCACGCGCATCGAACTCACTTATTCCAGCATCACTATCATCCTGGAAGGCGCGCTGAACGACCAATTTGACCCCAGCTTGCGGCGCATCCGCATCGACAATAGCGATACCGAATTACAGCCGCTCTACTTCAATTTTCTGAGCGAGCAGCAGCCCGAAAAATATATCTTGTTTGTGGCCGAAAGCCCACCTTGGACTTACGCCTACCTCTACAAAGAATTTACCAGCCAAGTCGATTTCACGGTGCATGTGCCGCTGGTGCTACGCACGCCTCAGCGCGCTGACCAATTACAGGCTCGCATAAGACGCTTCAAATTGGCCATGCGCCACCACCAATTAATATTCGATTTATGATACAGGTACAAGCGGATTTGGGCGGCCGACCCTTCGCCAATGATGATTTATTAAAACTTCAGCAAGAGCTAACCGATGCCGTACAGGCCCAATTTTTGGGTAAAGGGCCGTTCATTTTGGCCGGGTGCTTGGTGAGTGGGTCGGCTGCGGCGGCCAACGTTACGGCGGGCATCATATGCCTGGATGGGCAGCTCCTACGCTTTGCCGGGGCTAGCGGTGTGGCCCTGCCTGCGCAGTTTCAGGCCGGGGCAGTAGTGCTCACCGAACCGCGCCCTTACCAAACGGGTGGCACCAAATACTGTATGCGCGAAGTACCGGCTGTGCTGGTGGCGACAAACCCGAGCTACACCGCTGGCCAGTTCTTGCCCGTGGACGTGTGGGGCGCGAAGACGTGGGACCACGTACAGCGGGCCATCATTCGTTCTACTAAAGAAGTCCAGATGGTAGCCACTGCTGCGCTCGGGGACTTTGACCAGGATGGTCTAGGCAAAGCAGGTACTGAGGCTTGGGGCTGGGGGCTGTGTGATGGCAATGGCAACCGTATCATGATGTTAGGCCGTGCGCCGCTCGCATTGAGTCCGAGCAGGACGGAATTCGATACTGTGGGCAAGCAGGGCGGTGCTGAGAAAGTGGCGCTGACAGCTGCGGAAAATGCCCCGCACAGCCACGATTTTAGCACAGCCGCCAATAGTGTGACTTTTGACCGGGGAAGCAGTAACGCTAACGCTTTTAATTTTGACCAGCGTAAAAATGACCCCACCACCACTTCAGGCAGTGGCTCACCACACGAAAACATGATGCCCTACACAGTTTTGTTTTTCCGCGTTTGGGTGGGCTATCCCTACTAGCTGAACCCATAAAAACGCAAAAAGCCCGCCGATTTGGCGGGCTTTTTTTATCTTCAAATAGTGTTTAAACAAACTTTGAAGCGTTGTTTAACTTTGTTTGAAAGCTTGAAAATTTGTCCCTATGGGTTTATTTTTTTTGTCCCAAAAGTTTTGCCGATTCCAAATAGGAAATAATTGAAAACAACAACCTGCTCGTCAGGCTCCCCCTCTCCCGGAGGGGAGGGGGCCGGGGGG